AGACATCGCCTTAGATAATGCAGTCAAGCTGATGACCACACCGCCCAAGTGGGCTAGAGATTTTCCACTAGCAGCGGAAGGTTGGGTAGGAAAGCGTTATCGGAAGTAATTACTTAACTGGAGGTAAATTGAGAGCTGCTCTAATTTCTTCAAGGGAAACAAACCTTTGAGAAGGAAACAACTCTTTTAATTTTAACATTAATGCATCTGGAAATTCAAAACCTAAAGCTTCTAATTCGCCAGGTTTAATTGCATGGGTTGCGTAATGACTCCAATTGGGATTTTTTTCAAAAGATTTCAAATCTGCTAATCCAACATTTTCAAGATCTTTAACTTGACTTAATTGATTACCTTGTTTGTTTAAAAAGTTTTCAATGTAACTTCTATATTTTTGAGCTACAGGGCCATTTGATTTTCCTTTAATTTGCTCAATTTGTAGTTTAGGATTAGCTTCCATCCATTTTCGAATATAGGCTTCTCGTATTTCGTAAGCTGGTTGACTAGATGAGTAAATGTGTGGCGGAACTGCAGCATAAGAAGCGTCTTTAACTTCTTGCGGTATTTCGTCCCAATTGTAAAGTTTAGGAATTGCTTCAATAGTAACATGAGCCCCACCCTTTGGATCACGCAAAGTGAAAATACGAGAGTCGCCTCTAGCAACATCTTCTGTATACCCACCAACACAATGACCCATTTGTTTACCTTCATTTTTAAGAGCTTTATCAAGTATCTCATATCTAGGATCTTTATGTGATATTTTGCCCTCTGGAGAAATCCATTCTCCGTTTTCCCAGTTTTGTTTCCAATTAGCTGGTATTTCTTCTGGTAATTTTAATTCATGGATATTGTATCCATCAGGACTTTCTTGCACAATCGGAAAATCTTTAAGACTTTCTTTAGATGCTTTAGCCATTTGTTCAGCGCGCCAGCTATTAACTTTAGCTACATGTTGAATAGCTTGAGGCACAGTAACTCTATCAAGAGCTTCAGGCTTTAAACGTAAATGTTGTGGTAAATCAGAATTAAAATGAATGGAGTTATGTAATTCATCTACAAGATGTTGAAAACCAAGCCCAACTCTTGCATCCATGGCAATTTCATTTATTTTAGCTGTCGGATCTTTCATGTACAAATCCGTCATCCAAGGATTTTTATTTGCTGTAGCTGGCATATCGCCAATGTAATCTTTTATACTTTGAGGGAAAACATAGCCATCTGCCAAGTTTTCCCATACATGACCCATATTGGTTTTTGAATAGCCGAGAGGGTTAAATCCTTGCTTTTCTCTAAACGCTTTCATCATATTACTCAAACCAGTGTAGCGATCTTCAAGATTACTAATGTGGCTAATTCCTTGATCAGCCAATTCTCTCGCTGGATCATTTGGGGTAGCTAAATCATTTCTAATGTATTTTTTAAGTTTGGAATCAATCCATTTATTAAGTGATTGATTTGGAGTAGTGCCCTTCACAAGAGCATCAAACTCTTTAGGATAATTTTGCTCAATCCAAGACCAAAAGTCTTTACTATAATCCATAGAATGTTTACCTGTGGAAGCAAAATACTGATTGTATCCTTGGTCTACATGTGGATAAGTCTGCCTAATAAAATTACTAGCTTCTTGAGTTATATTTTTAGTTGGATTTATTTTTGGAACCGATATTTTAAGTGGGTCAACAACCATATCTAATCTATTGGTTGCCCAATTTCCACCACTTGGCTTAACAGCAAAGTTAGCTATTGGAATTTCTGGTAATCCAGCTAACTTAATATTACCAGTATTCATAATTTGTTCGTTAGCCATCTCAGCTAACATTTTAGATGTTGGCTTAAGTGCAGAGCTCACTAAAGGCAAAGCCATTCCAGCAATCCCATAAGGTTCGCCAGTCTCATAGCCTTTGCTATAAGCCATACCTTCGGGTGTAAATAGGGAGTTTGGATTTTTTTCTGGAAGGCCAGTAAAACTGGCAGCAAAACCAGTTTCTTCTGGCAAAGGATTTTTACCAGTAATAGCTTGCGTAAAAGCTTGTGGATTAGTTAAGAAGCGTTGAGCTTCCACTGGAAAATTCTGTATAAAATTAGATATGTCATCTAACGACGGAACATTTTGTAATAAAGAAGTTTGTTTTTCTGTTTGGGGATAATTTGCGTTTGCATAATTTGTTGCAGTTTGCATAGCAGAAAGCTGTTCTGGCGAAATACCTTGAACAGTAACGGAAGTGCCATCGTTTAAGGCAGCTCTCATTTTAGCAATATTGTCAGCCATATTATCTTAGTGTAGCTAAACCGCCAACAGCTTTACGCTGTTTGTCTTCCTCTTCTAATTTGCGTTGATACCATTCGGTTAAACCCGAACCAGCAACACCAGCAATATTTGACCAAGGACTAAAAGGTGTAGGAGCAAGAGTGGCGGCGTTACTAATTAAACCAAGGGCATCTAAATACTGACGACCAACTTGATCATGTTTCATATGGTTAAATAAACGAATAGCGTTTTCTCCACCACCATATAAAGTTCCAACCACACCAGCGCCTTTAACAAAAGGGTTATTCATAACCCTAGACATTGTTTCTGTTCCTGGTATGTTTTGTATTTTTTGAATTGCTCTTTGATAAGGGCTCAAAGGTTCGGCAGGAGGAGCCATTGGGGTTGTTTGAGCTCCAACCGAAGGTAGCTGAACATTAGGTTGCAACATCAACTGACCTTTACCTTGACCTTGCAATTCGTAGTCACCGTAACCTAAGTTTCTAATTTTATTTAAAGCAGCTTGATCTTTGTCAATAATTTGATATGCAGCAGTACCCTTTGGGTTTGCCTTGGTCATATCTTCTATTTTTTCAGCTACAACATCTGGAAGAATATCTGGCGACATTACTCTTCCATAATTAGTTGTTCCAGATCCGCCAATAACTTTACGAGAAGGTTCGCTTGCCATTGTTGTAAGATTTTTTTCAGCAAAATCGGAAGGTGCGGCTTCTACTGTTACAGAAGCTTTTTTAGTAAGAGTATCCGCTAATTTATCAATAGCCGCTTTAGTAATTTTAGATTTTACAAAACCACTAGCAGTTTTAGCGCCCGCCGCCACTGGTAAGCCAATAACTTCTGCAGCCACACCACCTTGCCAAGGCTCAATGTCTTCGTGTTTTGACTTATTGACATGAAATATTTGGTGATCTAAAAGATCGCTTTCTGGAACGGCTTCGTATTCTACTTGATCGCTCATTTTTTTGCTCTCATCCATTGACCATTTTTAAATACAATATTATTACCTTTAGCATCAGTATCTGTATCACCTTCTTTTGGTCGACTATCAACTTGACGAATTGCTTTTTGTAATTCCAAATCCCAATCACCAATAATTGCTTGAATTTTTGGAGTTACCATAAAGGCATAAGGATCTGCATTTTTTACAGTTTCTGAATACTTTCTCCATTCTTTTGCAATTTCTTTGTTTCTTTCATGCACTAATTGAATAGTCAATGCTTGTTTAAGATTTTGCGAAGCTGGAAAGTTAGCACCTAAACCTTTAGCAGCTTGAGAAATGGTCGTTAATTGAGCACCCATTTTAGAACCAGTGCCACCAAATTGTTCTTTTTCATAGGCAATACCCAATTCTCTTGCCAATTGATTTAACCTAGAGCGTTTTTCCATGGCATCTTCACCTTGAAAACGTGCTTTGATATCCGCCAATCGACTAACGTTTTTACTTTGATCACCAATTTCTTTAGCATCTTCGGTAGATCCAGTCAGACCCATCAAAATACCAATGGGGTCATTTTTCATACCGTAGCCAAAATATTCTGGATTGGCTTTAGCCATATCAATAATTTCTTGCGACTTTTGTAATGTGGTCGGATCAAACGATTGATTTTGCAAATCAGAAATAAACTTACCAGCAGCTTCACGTTCTTGTATTAAAGATTTTAATTGAGCCTCGTTTGTTTGTTGCTGTTGTTGTAAACCGCTTTCAAATCCTTTTGTCGAACGAGTAGATCCAGGGCCTTGCTCTATTACTGGACCACCAAATTGAGTCGTAACAGTTCCTTTGGGTTCCGCTTGCGCGCTTCCCATTAATGAACTTAGTACAGTATCTAGTGCGCTACCTTGCATACCAGAATCGGGCATTACTGGTTCTGGTTGACGACCATCAGCCATTGATTGAATAGATCCACCAGCGGCTTTTTTCTGAATAGGCTCGTTTTTACTTTCAAGAATACCTTTGTATTTACTTGGAATAATTCCTTTAGTTCTAAACTCTTCTAATTCATATTTATAGAAAGTATCTTCATAATTATGGAATTTACCATTTTTATCGTAACCACTAATCGTGCCTTGAACTGGAGTGTAATTATCTTTATTTAGTCTTGATTCAAGAATAGTTTTTGCATTGTCTCTAGCAAATTCTTTAAGGGCTTCTTGGAATTTTTCTGGATAAGGTCTTAATCCATTCAATAGGTTTAATTGCATTGGAGTTAAACCACTAAAATCAGTTTCTGTTCCGCCACCACCACCTTGAGGCTGTAATTGTTTAAAACTTTGATTTACATTAGCCAATTGATTACGCATCAAGCCAATATTAGCCATGTTGGCATAAATATTTTGTATTTGAGCGTCTTCCAAATTTCGTTGTTGCTTAACTGAAGCAACAGCCGATTCTGGATTGTAATGTGAACGAGCCACCATTAAATCCAAATCTGACTGAAATTTATGCCAAGGGCTATTAAGTTCAGCAGCCTTTTGCTTCATAGCATTTAAAAGATCATCTGATGTCGGATCTGCAGCAAGTGCTGCAATTGTATCTTTATTAAGTGCGCCTAATCCTGTTGTATCTGCCATATTATTCCTTTAAATACCTAGACTAAAATCAGCGTTATTAATAATATTACCAGTTGAACCGATTCCATAAGTTGGATCATTATAAATGTTACCATCATTTCCTAAAACTTGACCTAAACCAGCTCCGCCACCTGTTCCAATTCCAGTTACAGGAGAGCCATAACTCAACATACTTCCATTAGGACCCATAACTCCAGTGCTTGTATCAATAGCTGTTGCACTATTACCACTGCCACCACCAAACAAATTAGATAAACCTGGAACATTAGATAATGCATTGGCTAAAGTTCCTTGAGTTTTTGCTGAACCAAATACACTACCTAGTAAATTGCCAGTTGCGTTTGGTAATGTAGCTAACTGTTGAATAGTTTGCAACGGAGACATTTGATTTTGAACGGACACTGTTCCTGGTGCATTAATTGAATTGATCAAATTAGCGTAATTAGTAGCTCCTTGGAACGGTGCATTCATTTGAGCTGCACCAGCGGTTAAATCTGCAGTGATACCTTGTGCACCCACATTACCTAATGCACTAGCCGCTGTTGCACCAGTCTGTTGATTTTGTAATGCGGCTTGCATTTGCTGTGCAGCCAATGTATCAAACGCATTTGTTTTAGCAGTGTTAACTGCTGTTTGTCCTCGCAAACTACCAAAGTTACCAGAACCAATTCCACTAGCTTGAGTGGGCGCAATCATAGTTGGCAACAACTGATTGAGTTGTTGGTTTTGTGCTTGAAACAAACCACCTAAAGCAGTATTAGTATTTGGGGTAACTTGCCCAGTTGTTGGATCCGTAATGAAAGGATTTACCGCACCAGAAGAAATAGCATTTAAATTGGTTTGTGCTTGGGAGAATGGGTTGTTACCACCTTGCAAAGTATTTATAGCATTTTGAGCTGTAGTTTGCCCAAAATTAGGAGCTTGTCCTAAAGCAGTTCCCGCTTGGTTAACAATATTTTGTTGCGCAGCATCATACCAAGATGGCAGCGTTGTTTGCTGTTGGTTAGTACTTGCTAACGCATTATTTAAACCAGAAGAAGTTGTTGTTCCCGCCATTATGATCTCGCTTTATGTTTTGCTTCTAATAAATATGCCAATGGGCCTTTGCTATCTGGTGGTAAATGTTTAGCATTATGTTTTTGTTTATGCTCTCTAATAGTTTTTAGAAAACTATCTAGTACTTTAGCACCACTATCGTTACTACCGTTACCCAATGATGATACCACATCGGCGGGTATTACAAACTCGCCATTTGCCAGCATCGCTGGAATACTATCACTAGTGCCGTCACCAGCTCCAGTGACATAACGATGTTGAATAGCGTTCAAACCACCTTCACTAAAAAACTGTGGGTCGTGTGCTTCTTGCATTGATGGTTCGCCACCAGCTTTTAAACCAACTCCATGAAACGCAGTTAAACCAGGATGCCCTTGAATTTTTTGACCACGAGACTGCACAGGTTTCCAAGGTTTAAAAAATCCTTCAGGTATGGGGTCACCACCTTCAGCCAAGTGAACTGGATGCATAATGCCACCTTCAGCAGCTTGTGCAATTTCTTGTAATTGATTTGGATTATATGTTGGTGATGCATAATTGTTAACTGGAATAGCAAAATTAGATAAAGGCGATTCTATCTGACTACCTTTTACAAAAGTGCCTTGATAATTTGTTGGATTATTTAAATTAGCCAACGCACCAGTACCACCTAAACCTATTGTTCCAGTTCCAGCATTGCCCATTCCTGTAGTTGTGGGTGTTGTACCAGACGAAGAAGAAGAAAGTAATTGTTTTGCTGTTTGTGCCACTTTTCTAGCGTCATTTAAATCGCTTAAAGATAAACCAGTTTCTGGAGCAAAACCACCAATTCCAACGGAAGTTGCAGGAATAGCATTACCTAAAGCATCAACAGCAAATTGTCCCGGACCAGCAGACATATAAGTTGCGCCAATGGTGGTACCTAATGTACCATCTCCAACCATAGTCCCCGCAGGCAAAGCACCAGTTAAACCACCCCCTGGTAATGTAGTTGCACCAGCACCGGGTATAGCGCCTGAACCTTCCAATGGTGCAGAAATAGATCCAAAACTACCTGTTGATGCTTGAGGAGCACCGATTTGTGTAGTAAGTGATGGATCTGTTAAACTTGGTAAAGAACTTACAGTGTCAGTTACCGCACCAGCACCAGCACCACCACTGGCGGCTAAAGAATCTGCTGCGGCTTGTGAAAGTGTAGTATCTACTGGAGCGTTAGCAGATAGTCCAGCAAAAACATCAGGAGCAACAACTTCGCCAGTAGCAGCATTAACAGGTGCAATTCCTAATGATTCTGAAGCCGCCGCTGGAGTTAAGCCATTTGCTTCAGCAAACGCCATAACTTCTGGGGCATACGCTAATGCCAAACCTCCTCCAGTAAGTGCAGCTACAGTTACCCAACCACCGGGAATAACATCGTTGACTGTTTTGTCTACACCAGCTAAAGCGTTACCCGCTTGTTGAAATATATCTGGTCCACCGCACATAATTAAAGCCTTTTCATGCTATTAAAACCGCCAACTCTGTATCCATTTCGTAAATAGAATTGTTTTGTCTCTTCAACTTTTCCGCCTACGCTATGACCCATAAAAATTTCGTTTACGCCCATTTCTTTTGCCCAGTTTTCAATTGTTTTTAAAAGTCTAACAGCGGTTGTTCCGCCTCTATGTTCTGGCAAAATATAAAACCCAAGATCAGTTGCTCTTTCATATTCTGAAAAGAAAAACTCATTTATAACAGCGCCAACAAAACCAATACATTTGTCACCTTCAAAAGCCAAAAATCCAGCACTTTTAGGATAATCCATTAATTGCTGTATTTTTTTTCTAGATGGTGGCGCAAATGAAAATACACTTTCAGCAACCATTTGTTCAATTAAACTAAATAGTTGTTCAAAATGTTCTTGTTTTGCTCTAACAATCATCTACTTGGGCCATTAATTATGGTCGTAAACTCCAAAGCCCAGTCTTGCCATGTTTCAAAAGTATATGGATCAGGGACTGGGTAAGTACCAAAGGTTTCTGATTGTACAATATTCATAGCTCCGTCCCGCCGATTTTCTTCTGAAGAAAATTCAATATTTCTTTGACCATAATAAATAGCCAATTCACCGTTCCATTCGTCCCAAGTAGCATAGTCTGGAAGGAACGGAAAGAAAACTTGAGAATTAGGGGCGTTCGTCGCCATATTCTGCAGTAATCAAATTACGACCCATTTGGTAATTACCGTTAACTTCGTTAGATTCAAATTTTAAACGCACCAAACGGTGCTCTACACGTAAGTCTATTTTACCAGTATCTTTGGTAAAATAGTACGGACCAGAAGATTCTTCATATGGACCAGAGGCAAACTTACGACCCAAAATGGTCATTGCCATAGTGCCGTCTTGTAAAAAGTTTGGTTCAACTCGGCGAAGGTGCATACGACGGTTAATTCCTTGCAACGCATTTTGACTTGGGTTTCCAGTTAACCAGCTAATATCACTGGTGGTAATACTAGAGTATACAGCAATTTCGCCAAGTAGGTTAATTTCATTTACGCCATACTCATGTTGCCAAATGTTAAATCCACCAGTAATATAAAACACCGATTGCCCAACTGGCGGAACCGTTGGAAAGTTAACTGAGCAAGTAATTAATGTTACGCCATCGGGGGCAGTATTATCATTAAAAATAAATTCGCTATTGGTTATTAAATAGGTATTATTAAGTGTATCGACTGTACTAAAACACAATGAATCACCAGGACTAAACAACTGAGTTTGGTTTCCTGACAAATACAATTGGTTCTGGTTTGGTGCTGCTTCTCCAGAGGGCGTTGCTATCACAAAATGCGGTGTACTAAAGACAGGATCATAATTCCAGTCACACCAAATTGGTGTTGGGAATAGCTCTGTAGTATAGCCACAAGAGCGTTGTGATCCTTTTGCCTGACCAGCATCATACCATAGTTGATCTTTTACGTTATAAATAATAGCATCAGTACATTCTGTAGCGGTGCCTCTAGGATAAAAGAACCAAATCTCATTGTAGCGTGGCACTTTGGTTGCCCAGACTTTTTGACGTTGTGAGTAGTTTAGATTGTCAAAAAGGTAGTTTACGTTTTTATCATTGGGCAGTACTTTTACGCTACCGTTGTATAGGTAGAACCTATCTACACCCATCCAGAAATAGATACCATCCATTTCCACAACAGTGCTAGAGGACATAATTGAGATTTGGCTGGAAATAATATCGTAAGTCCAGTAAATCGATGTTGCTTGCGAATTAAAAGATACCCGAATTAAACTGTCAGTAGCCCAAAACAGTCCTGAAGGCGAATTAGTACCGCCTCGCATAGGAATGCCTTTAACAATTTTAGAACTAGATACGTTGTTTTGATTGGCAAATGGGCCATTCCAATCGTAAAAATTTCTATTAAGGTAGGTTGCATCCACATTGTTATTTGCAATAAAGCCGTTTGAGCCATACACAAAAATAAATGGATACAACACACAAACACCGCCATCAACACTAATAGGCTTGTAGGTTGGGTTTTGTCCTTTGCTATCAGATAAACCAGTAAATGACCATTGATATTGGTTATCAGGGGTAATTGCTCCCACCAATACTTGAGATTTTACTCCATTATCAATGTTCACTAAGTTTTTGCCTGGATGGGCAAAGATTGCTAAGTCGCCACCTTGCGGACTAAACTGTGCGTCAAACTGCCAAATGTTTCTAAATGGGCCAGTGTCTGGATCAGGTTCAAACACTGGTGAATCGTTTAAATATACTGTTGTAGGCGACCCAACAATGGTGCCACCAGTAACGTCTACTGTAGTGTTAGGTGAACTGTATGTTGCAGTGCTTACTGTATAGTTCGTAGCAGTATTACTTTGCTCAAATATAACTTGAGTACTCGCTGGAAACGTAGTAGTTAAATCTCCAGCTACCGTAAACGATGTAGTGGTGTTAGATATCAAACTAACAAACGCTGTGCCGGGCAAGATGTTTGCCGTAAACGGACCGCTGCCAGTGCCATAGTTAGTACTGGTGGTGTATACATCTAACTCTTGGTAGTTACCAGTAAAAATATAATTCACACCATTATATGGCTGTGAAATCATACCACGACTAATACCTACCAAGCCATTAAATAGTGTGCGATAGCCACCAATTTTCTTTGGTTCACCACGTTGAAAACGACACCATACACCATCGGTGTATTGATCGTTTTGGAATACTGTACCGTCACGCCTAATTCCAGCCGGAATTGCTAAGCTGTAAATTGAGGTGTATTGCGTGGTATCCTGTTGCTGATTATCAGCTGGCATTTAGAATGTTCCACCACTAATCAATTGAGCATTTAAAGTTGCAGCAACAGTAACCAACGGAGTAGACGTATTAGAGTTATCAATCTTAATGATGTCCGTTGAGTTTGCTGATAGCCCTAAAATGCCAGTGCTAACCAAATACATACCAGTGTGTGTATCACTGTTAAATGAATACGCTGGCAACGAAGCGGTTCCGTCAGCAGCATAAAACGCTCCAGTGGTAGCAGATGTTAATGGATATAAATATTCACCGTCACTAAGCACAGTAACAATCTGACCAGCAGTTAACACCAATGGTATTTGAGTACTGTTTTCGTTTTGGAAAGTGATGTTATAGCCAGACTGATTGGTGTTGTTAGCCAACACATAAATCTGAGTAATTGCTGGTAATGTTACTGCTAAGTTTTGTGTGCGAGTACCAGACTGAGCAATATAAGTTTGAATGATTGGAGCAAAGTTTACCAGACTAAACGTGTTAGTTGGAATAGAATCCACATCATATGTTGCCGCAGTAAACGTTAAAGCATTTGGATTAGCCAAGCCAACGGTGATAAAACCTGTTAAAGCGGCATTTAAAAACATAAAACCCGAATCGCCAGGGTTAACATTAATAGAAGTTTGACCATTAATATTGTCTGGTGATGTGGGGTTAATTGTTAATGTTCCAGTACCGTTGTTTCTAAAGCCAATATACCAACCAGTTGATAATGATTGAATAGATGGCAATGTAAAGCTACCAGCACCAGCGTTCCAAACAAAGGTTGCGGCACGACTATCATCAGTAATATTAGGTGATACGGTTACATTAACTGGATTTTGAGTGGTAGCTAATTTGCCGTTTACCGTTGTCAAACCATAACCAGCCAAAGTGGCGGCATCAGCAAACGAAGTGCCAGCAGCAAAAGTTACATTGTTCCAGCTACCAGCAGCAGAAGTGTTGTCAACAAGATAAAAATATTTGCTAATGCCAATGGGTACAGTAACACTTGCTCCACCAATAAAATCGGTAATAATAAACTCATGAGCGCCTAAATTACGGAAAAGAATGTCTGCACCCAAAGTACCTTGATCGGCTTGGGGAAGAGCAATTGTTAAACCATCAGTTGAAGCAACACAATCGATAATACGAGCAGCGGGAGGCTGACTACCATTTACAGTAGAAGGCCAGTAGAGAACTTGATCTGTACTAAAAGGAAGTGCAAGATAAGACACATCCGTTGGAGTGACAACGGTGCCTGTAAAGGGCGATGTATAAACTGGTGTCGTTGACATATTTTATGGTTCCTGAACCGTAGTATTGCGATCTATACGACGAGTGTTATCTTCTTTCTTAAGTGCAACTATTGCGTCGGTATAGTATTGTTTCCAAACAGGCAGTTTATCCAAAGCTTTTAAATAACCCTGAGCTTGCAACAAAGCTCCATATAACATGGCTTGTGGCGCTACCGCTGTCCATAGATTTTGTTGATTAACTTTATCAAGCGGTTGAATTTCAGCGTAGTAAATAATTTCTACTGGATAGTTTTGATCTGGAGCTGGTGCAAAATTCCAGTTGCTGTAATCATACTCAGCATAATAAATAGGTTTGCCATTATCTGATTCAGATAAGTACTGTGCCACATAGTCTTGGCTACGCAACAATACTGGCGTACCGTTGACTTTCATGGATACGGTTTTGCGCCAGCGTGCTGGTTTGTTAAGCACCGTTTGGTTTTGTGCTAAGTTGGTTTCTACCACAATGAGTTGCATGTAAGTTTTGAGTTCAGCCGCAATAGAAGATTCAGCCAACGCAATTAAGTTGGGAATCTGCGCAATGAAGTCTGCGTCATTACGCTCCATATATTGCTGGATGTTAAGCACCAGCGAATCATAGGTCATTATTACGCTCATCGTGTGTAGTAACTTATATTAGGTTGGAAGTAGATTGGTGACTTATCACGATCTTCGTCTTCAAATTGGGTACGAGCGTCAAGTGCTAATTTTTCCAAATACGCCACTCGGTTCAAATCAGTTTGAGGCAATTGCATTGCCAGCTTGTGAGATAGGGCTGCTTGAAAGTACGGAATGGCACGATCAGGCATGTACAGCTCGTTGGTTAACGAACCCACATCTTGAGGTTGCAATTCCAAAATTAGTGAGAACACTTGGAAGTTGTTGTTAGGCACTGGCCACAAATACATCTCTGGCACAATCTGGCGATCAAACCAGTATTGCAGTGTGCGCTGACTTGGAAATTGTTTGTTTGGCAACGAGAAATAATCGGTGCGATTAAGACGTGCCATTGGAATGACTTGCTGACTTTGAGCAAATTGAATAGAGCGCAGTGAGAATGTGTTGGCAGTATCTCGGTTCTTTAATCTGTAAAAACTAAACTGTTGCGTTACATTGATGCCAAAGTATGCCCAGTTACGATCAGACAATGTGGTCTCTGGCAACGATTGCCATACAGACCAGTTAATACCATCGTTACTTACTTCGAGGTCAAGATTATAAACAGTAGTGCCAGAAGGAGAATAAGCATTAAAACCGACATAAAATATCCGAGTTTGTGGACTATAAGCTGCACCAAAATAGTTTTCAGCTAAAGTTGATGTAGCATGTAAGTTTAAATCACTATTGTAGTTTTGGTCAAACAATACTGCTGAATCAGGATTGTTTACTGGCAACGCACTAGAAATAGTTGGGTTAACAATATATACCCAGTTTGCTTCCAAGACATCCACGCAGTTTGGTGGCATGTAAAGGATCTGCTGATTAGTCTGTGGGCCAAGCACTTCAATTTTTTGTAGCCAGATATTAATACCACGGTTAGCACTGTTTTGAAGGATGTAAAACAGTGCCTGACGACCAGCGTTAATATACTCAGGCGTCATCTCTTCTGCTGTTTTACCAGCATCACGATAGGCGTATGAGATCAACTGGTCAACAGTGATCTTAGTCTTGTTGTACGTATTGGAATACGCCAAAATTATCTCCCGCGCCCAGCGGCTCGTTTCATTACTTTTTGAGGTAGTTTGTTGCTAGATGGACCAGCTTTGACAAACTCTTTGCCAACCTTTTTAGGAATGCCTAATGTTGATTTACCAGCAGCCGCAGCATACATAGCTGCTTGTTGATCTTTTGATTTGTATGGCATTATGAGCAAGTCCCACCAGTCATCATCTTTTTGGCTTTTGCAATTGCTGTTAAACCAGAACCCATTTTAGAATCAGTGCCACCATAAGGATTGGAAGAATCACCTTCGGGTTTTTTGGATTTTGCAATTGCTGTTAGTTGAGCACCCATTTTTGAATTAGTGCCGCCAAAAGGCTGTTCTTCTAATTCTTTTAATGTTACATGACTGCCATCTTCGCCACTGTATTTAGCAACAGTGTTGCCATTTTTACTAGCTGCACTTGAAGCGTTTGCTTTAGTAGGAGTAATTTGTTTTACATTTTTAATATTGTTTTTGTCGCCAGACTTTTTTTTGGCTTCGTATACATTAGTTACAGAACCACCATCTTTATATTTGCGAACCGTAGCACTTTCTTTTTTCATGCGTCCGCCTTTTTTCAATTTGGACAAATCGGTCTTTTCACCTGGGTGCTCTTGTTTGTCATGCATGGCAAAGGCTTTTTTAACAACTTTTTTGTCTTGCTCGATGTCAGCTTTTCCGCCTTCTTTCATTTTGCCACCCCAACACATTGCTTTAGGTTTAACTGATCCACCAGTTTTAAAGCATTGCATTTTAGGTAATGATTTAAAGCCTTCCATGATATTTCCTTTTAGGTTGTTCTATATATACTTATGCAAAAAAAGTGTTATTTACGCCCTATAATCCAGTTAAAAACAACGCTCTTTCACGCTCTCTGCGTTTTTGTAAAACCGCAGGTTTGTTCCACATCAAGATGGCATCAGCTGCCCCTTTGAGGTCATTTTCGTTAACCTTACGCAGTACGGTAGACTTACGGAAATTAGTCTCGCCAATATTGAAGCACAGGCTGTACAGGGCATCGTATTGGTTCTGGGTAAGGGGTACCTTCACATGGTTGTCAACAGCGTCTTGGCACCACTTTAAATCGCTTTGTAGGAGCTGTTCTACCTCTTGGTCTGTCAAGGTGGCAGTTAGTAGGTGCTGCTCATCTGGTTTAATCAGATGACCCACACCGATTGTTAAAAGCCCCTTAGAGTCCTTATACGCCTTGTTGCGCAGACCCTCTTCTTTGGTAATAAACGATAGTGTGGATTTTGCTATTGCCATAACATTTTCTTCAATTTGGGTGTACTTGTCGGTAAAATGGATTGTTGCCGCAATGCCCAACAACCACATTGATACTGCTATAAATCTTTTCATTTTCGCTCCTTACTCTACGCTATGATAGCGCAAATTGGGGTGTTACTTGTCTTCGGTGCCAATCTTAATGCCAGTGATCAGCCCAATAAAACCACCAACGATGGTTTGGAATGCTGGGGTAATGGCTTCAAATATCTTGGTGTTGTCTACTGATGGAGTGAATAAACCCACAAGCAGCACAAAAACCATACTAAGAACAATAACGCTAAGAGTGATAGTAGCCATGAGGGTAACTGCGGCACTGAGTTTTTCCTTGTTCATTTGTTCATAATCTTCTCTAATGTCCTGCCACCAAAGTAGAAGGACATAATCAACATACCCCACTGACCAAGCAGTTGAACGTATTCTGAATTGACTTCAATTTTGGCAGCCGATAGGCTGGCAAAGATAAAATAGCCAGTCAGGATGGCAATGAGCGTCATGGGGCGAATGTTTTTAGCCAGCCAAGAGTCGCTTGTTGTATCAGCTTGTAGCCTTTTGGTGAGCTCTTGGGCCTCGGTAATGTCAGCCTGGATGTCAGCCAGTTTACCCTCTTGAGCCAGTTTGGTGAGCTCAATTTGGGCTTGTGCCTTTTGGGCTGGGTCGGGGATCACCTTGTCGATGATTTTTAAACCAGCGCTAACAATCTCGTCTATCCCAAACATTAGTGTATCTTTAATACAATCGTGAACAGAGTTACAATAATAAATCCAGCCGAACCAATGAGAATCTGCTCCAGACGTTTTAGTCTGGCACAGATGGCCTCATATCGGACTTCACAAATTTGCTCGTGGGCAGATAGGGCTGCCTCGTTTTTATCAATGAACTCGCTCATTATCACTTTTTGTTATTGTTGCGTGGGTGCT